CCCTTTTATCCCATTTAGAGTAATTATTTTTTCATGCCCTTATCTTTAAAGGCATGAAAACGCGAAAAAGAGAAATCGCGAAGGTCGGCATATTCGGCTCCAAGGACAATCCGCAGATCGTCAACGAGAAGGACCTGAAGGAAATCGCCGAAACGTTCGCGGAAATCAAAAAAGCGCCAATTTCGCTTAACGGCCATTGGCCCGATCCATCCTCCCCGCGGCTGGGTAACGTTATCGGCGTCGCCTATGACGATAAAACGCAAACCCTCACGGGCGAAATCGAGGAGGAGGACGCGCTCGCCGAATCCGTGGACGCGGGATATTACCCCGACGTTTCCATTGGCGCGAAACAGCGCGCGAGCGACGGCAGGATGTACCTGCACCATCTGGCGTACCTGGGCGAGGAGCCGCCGGCCATTAAAGATTTGGTAAAAGAAATTAAAACCGATCTCGGCATAGCCGCCGGAGACGCCGCCGGCTGCCGCATCCTGCCCTCGCCGTCGGAGAAACGTTTTTACCTCTCCGACATTCCCATTGAAAACCAAAAAAATATAGATGGTTCCTCTCCTCCTTCCGATAGCGTGTCACGCATCGGAAGCGAGGGAGGTTCCCAAAATCAAGTCAAGGAGGTCTGCACTATGACAGACGAAGAGGCGCAAAAACTGCGCGAGGAAAACGAGCGGCTTAAAAAAGAGAACGAGGCCAAGGAGCTTAAACTTTCCGACGCCGAAAGGCAAAAGAAGGAAGCGACAAGGAACCGGCTCAAAGCCGAAATGGACGGCAAGGGCGTTCCCCAGGCCATACGCGAGAAGGCGCTCCGCCTTTGCGACGCGATGGACAACGCGAAAACAATCGAGCTGTCCGACAGTGAGGCCCCGGAAGGGAAACGCAACGTTTCCGCAGCCGACTGCCTCATCGAGATTGTCACCGCCTTCCCCAAACCGGTGGAGACGGGGGCAATGAACCTGAGCGACGGCCAAGATACCGCAGGTATCAGCGCCGAGTCCGCGGGGAAACCCACGCGGATAAATTTCAGCAACATTTAAGGAGCGGTAAGAATGTTTTTAAAAACACTATTGTTTTCCATGGTGAACGGGGTAACCGCGACTGCGGAAATTAACCCGCGCACCGCAGCGGACAGAAGGCACCCGCCCTTCATAACGAGCTTCGCGCTTCCGGAGACGCACGTCGCGTGGCCGGAAGGCACAATCATGGCGGAGGGGAGCGAACCGGGCGCCGCGACGGCGAGCGTGTTAAGCGACGGCTCCAACATCATCGGCGTTCTGGACAGGCGCGTGGAGGCCAACGAACAATCGGGCAACATCATACTTCACGGAACGGTTCCGGTTGAAATACTCAGGTGCTATGACGGCAATGAAATTCCCGTCACGGCGGTCCATATCAAAGCCCTGCGCCGCATCGGCGTTTACGCGTAACGGGAGGCGCGTTTTATTATGTGGGATTTTTTAAAGAAATATTTTACTTTCAGCATGTTCGTCAACGCGGTCAACAGGCTGCCGCCTTTGCATACTTTCATCATGGACTTGATTTATCCGGAATCCGTCCGGTTCAACCATCCGAAGGACAAACTGGCTCACGCCGACCTTGGCCTGCCGGAAAAAAACATCCCCCTTATAACGAGGGGATCGTCATCTTATCCGGTGCCGCTGGACAAAACGGCGTTGAAGCTAATCGATCCGGCGAACATCACGCCGTCGCTCGTCCTGAACGCTAACGAGATTAACGCGATGCGCTCGCTCGGTTTGGAACAGCAGCAGCAGCTGGTGGACAGGAACATCGACAAGCTCCGCAAAATCGTCCGCAAGACGACGGAGGCGATGGCGATCCAGTCCATCACCGGAAAAATCGAGTACGACATCCGCAACGCCGACGGCACGATGGACGTTTACGAGGTCGATTTCGGCACGCCGAAATCGGTCGCCATCGCGAAGAAATGGGACGACGCCGGCACGACCGTCGGCGAAATTACCGCGGACGTGGGCAAAATCGTCGACAGCCTCGCGGAAACTTCCGACGGCTCGGACATCGTTTACCTGTGCGGGTACGACGTGTACTCCGCGCTCGTCACGAAGTCGGGCCAGCAGAAAAACAGCGATTTAATCAAAGTTTTTGAAAACCACGTCCAGATAGGTACCGCTAAGTTCGTCATCTGCAACGCGAAGTATTACAGCTACAAGACAAAAACAAACGTGAAAGCGGTTCCGGCTAAATCAGTCGTCGCCATAGCTAAGGACGATTCCTTCAGCCTGGCGTACTGCACCCTTGATTCGATGGAGGCCAATTTCGCGGCGCTGGCGTTTTACGTGAGCGCGGTGAAGCAGGACGATCCAGAAGCCATGAAGCTCATCGGGCAGTCGAGGCCGATGCCGATCCCGAACGTGGACGCGATCAGAACCGCGCAGGTGTTGGCGTAACCATGGAAGAGTTGGGCGTAACGGGCATACCCGTGGAGAAACCGCAAACCGCCGCCTTCGCCCCGTTTGGGGAGCCGGTAACGCCGGAAGAAGTCGCGCAACGGCTTTCGCGGAACCTCTACGCCCAGCTCGCAGACGGCAGTGACGATAACGTCCGTGGCGCGATAACGAGGGCGCAGGTTTACGCCGGTTCGGTTTTGCGGCGCCTTCATGTCCCATTTGATCTTGACGACAAGGTTGTGCGCGAAGTGGTGCTCATACACGCGGTGTACGAATTGCACATAGCGTTGGGACATGAAGAAGCCGGCAAGGAGTACCGCGTAAAGGCCAAGGACATAATCCGCGCCGCGTGGGGCGATTTCCCGGAAGCGGACACCGCGCCGGAGAAAGGCTCCGCAGCCGCCGTGGCCGTGCCGCAAAAGCGCAAAGGGGGCTGGTAATGGGCGTCATGGAAACGTTGGACAATCTCGCGAACTCCCTTAAAACGCCGTCAAAACTTGGGACAATCGGCGGCATGGCAGCGGAGATGATTAGAGGTCATATCCAATCTGGACAGGGTTTTGTGCCAATATCCCCAGCGACAGCAACGTACAGGAAACCAGGACGCCCTTTGCTTGATACTGGCGACTTACGCAATTCAATCACGTTCAAAGTGATTGACGACAAAACGGTCAGCGTAGGCACAAACAAGCCTTACGCGGCGATACATCATAACGGCGGAGTTATCAGGGCAAAGAAAAATTGGCTGTGGATACCCGCCGTTGGACGGGATTTTATAAAGCGTTACGGTTACAGCCCTACGGATGTATTAAACGGATTAAAAGCTGACGGTTATTCAATATTCCGCATGGGGCGGACCATGTGTTACCGCGAAAAACGCAGATCGCGTAACGCGGACGGAAAATTGGAGTACAAAATCCATATTTTGTACTATCTGAAAAAATCCGTAGAGATTCCTGCGCGTCCGTTTTTTTATCTTACTGATAAAGAGATGGGCTTAATAATGAAGGAGGTCGGAAGTGCGCTTGAACAGCTTTGACGCGCTGAACTTGTTCGCGAAACAGCTCGGGCGCCATGTCGGCGGCGAAGGGTTTCACACGAAGATCATAGTAACGCCATCTTCGGTAAACGAAAAGGGCGTGGTAATCAAAGTGAGCCTGCTTAAAACCTTCGTACAATCCGATTTTTTAATGCCGCCGGCGCCGAAGGCGAGCCGGACGCTGCGCCTGCGCGTGTCGGTGGAAGGAACCGCCGAAAGCATGACGGGCCTCAAGCAGGCGACCGAAGCGATAGAGGCGGTTGACGATTATTTAACGTCACCTAACCTGCGTCTTGAAAGGGAGGACGGATCGGGCGTGCCGAACAGCAGGATACTCCAGACGGTAAATCAGGAGGACGGCTTCATCGACAGCCCCGATTCGACGGCGGTTCAGGACGTGCAGGACGACAGGATCGTCACAATAACAATTCCCATAGGAGGTAATTAATGGGCATTCATAAAACCAGTTACAGGACCGAAAACGGAAAAATCCGCAAGGTCAGGCAGTCCGCGAAACCCGCGGACAAAAACGGAACGCCGGGGGGAACCGGCGCCAAACAAAAGGAGTAAAACATGGACGGAAAAAAAGTTCTAGTCGGCGACGACGGCATGATCTTCACCGGCGATCAAGACAACGCCGAGTACGAAGGCGACGGGGCGAAAACCGTCACGGAGCTTACGGGAAAACAGCCCGACCCCGACGTGAAGCGGATAATGATGGTCATTACCGCCATAGGCGAGGATTCATTTTTCCCCGAAGGGCTCGCGAAAGGCGAATTGTTTCCGGCGCTGGGGAACGAAGTCCCGGCGGCCGGCGACAAGTTCAAAATACTCAACCTCGCCCATATAGCGGACGCGTCCAGTTGGGCATTTTCGATCACGCAGGGCGAGATCGACGTGACCCGGTTAAATGACAAGTTCCGCAAATACAGGCTGGGGAAAAAAGACGCGCAGGTGTCCCTGTCCTCGATTTTCACGGTCGGCGAATCGGATCAGCCCGGCGGCATAATAAACCGCAACATGAAACTGGTCATACAGAAAAAAGACGGCGCATACGTCGTCAGCGACGAGGCGAACCGCGCCTTGTACATGCTCGGCTACGTCAACAAGGCCGCGCTGCCGGAAGAAACGGACGATTTCGTATTCTGCAAAATNNGGCTCACGGACATGGACCCCGTTTTCTATTCCTTGGAAGCGCAGGGGTAAGGGGGGGTTATGCGTCTCGAAATATCCAAAGAAGGGGTATTCATCCCCGAATTTAACGGCAATAAAAATCTTCCAGCCACGGATCAGATAACGGTACGGTATAGGACGCCGACGGTCGCCATAAAAAACCGGTGCCGTAACAGCCCTGAAGCCAAAGCCATAACATCAGCGGAAGGAAAAATTGAACACATGGAGATCGTCATCCAAAAGGACAGCGTAAACACCCTGAGCGAAATGCTTGTTTCGATATCAGGTTGTTCATACGGCGACAACGGCGGCGAGGGCAAGGCAATCATAAGCGCGAATGATTTAATTAACGCGCCCGTCCAGTTCGAGCCTTTGCTTAAAGAGATAGTCGCCGAATTTGACAGAATTCTTGACAAAAAGGCAATAGAAGAAAAAAACTGAAAATCGCTTACCGGGTCTGGCGCGCCGGTAAGCATAAGGCGAGGGTGCTTCCGGGGCGCAACCCGCTCTGGAACACGCGCGTGAAGGATGGGCGCGGCCAGGAAATTTTCATTCCGGTGCTTGACGCGGCGCGGTACGTCACGGAGGAGTTTTACGCCGCGTGGGAAGTGTTCTGCCTTAGCGAGAACATGGGCTGCCTGCCGTTCGCGGGCGGATGGGCGGAACAGCCGGAATGGATAACGCACGCGATTTCAACGCTGAAAGTTGAGCGTTTTAACGCTGACGAGGAAGAGCGCGAAATAAAACAGCAGGAACAAAAGGACTTGAAAAAATATGGGAAACGATAACAAAACGCTGGAACTGCAAATACGAATCGCCGCGGAAGACGCGGCAAGAGTATTGTCATCGTTTAAAGGCGAGATAAAAACTCTTGCCGAAGAAGCGAAGAAATTCTCCGGCGCCGAAGGCGAGAACCTTAAAAAAACATTCAAGGAAGCTGAAGCCGCGGCAAAAGAATCGGCTTCGGGCATCGGCGATATAAAAAAGGCAATCGCAAGCCTCGCCGAAGTCGCCGCCCTGACAAAGGTGCTGTCTCTGATAAAGGACATGGGTGCATTCGCGCTCCAAACTGCGGACAATTTCCAAACCATGAAAAACCAGTTCGGCACACTGTTAGGCGACATGGAAGCCGGAGCCGGGCTTTTCAATGAAATAAAGGCGTTCAACGACAAAACGCCGTTTGACATGGGCACCCTCACCCAAGCGACGAACGTGCTCATCGCCGCGAATGTCCCGCTTCAGGATTTGCAGGCGCAGCTGACCAAGTTCGGCGACCTTTCCCAGGGCAATTCCCAAAAAATGACGAGCTACGTCAACGCCTTCAGCCAGGCGGCGGCCAAAGGCAAGGCCGACATGCAGGTACTCAACACCTATTTGCACCAGGGCGTGCCGATACTCGATGCGCTCGCGAATAATTTTCACGTAACGACAGCGGAGATAGTGGAAATGTCCAGTAAAGGTGAAATAAGTTTCGCGGACTTCTCAAGGGCGCTTGACGATCTTACCGCTTCGGGTGGCCAGTACTTCGGGGGCATGGAGCTGGCGTCAAGAAGCCTCGCCGCGATGCAGGAGGGATTGAAGGAGGCGGCAAATTCCCTTGCCGCTTCATTCGGCGAAATGCTTCTGCCTGCGGCTACTGGTGTCACCGGAATGTTAACCGATCTTGCAAACATCATAAACGATCACCCGTTGGCGAAAGGCGGTCTTGCATTTGCGATAACGGCGGTAACAGGCCTTATGACAATTATGGCGGCTAAAGCCGCCGCGTTAGCCGCAAAAACGTGGCTGGCGCAGGCCGCGAAGATGGGCCTTAACGCCTCCCTCGCCGTAACCAACCCCCTGCNNCAGCAGAGGATGGCGAACGACGCGATGAGGGAAGGCGCCAACGCTGCGCATGACTTCTACCGGAGTATGCAGGGGCTTAACCTCGAAGGGGTTTTATACCACTTAAAAGAATTACGAGAAAAAATCTCCGGCAACCCCTACAGTAACCTTGCAAACAATTACCGGTCGGCAATGGAGCAGTTTAAAAAACTGGGCGAAGATTTTATCAAGGAAAATTACGAAAGCTCGACCGATCGGAAA